CTAGCTGACCCTTTGTAGCATCGTCAAGAACAAAGAAGTTTCCTGCTCCAGAGAAGCTAGTGTCAAAACCTACTTCAACCTTCTCGATTGGCATTGCCATTAGACAGCCACCTGAACATTGAAGTTACCATTTACAGCCCCAAACTTCTGAAGCGTCTCTACTACTGCCTCACCAGCCTTAGCACCGCTAGTTCTGCTATCTGCTGTGACCTGCACCGTGTAGTAATTGTTTACTGTTGTTCCGCCAGCAGCAATAGCAGCAGCAGCCAGTTCTCCTGAAGTCATACCTGACCGAATACCAGATAGATCAATAGTTCTACCTGCCAAAATGTCCTGCTCAAGGCTTGAGTAGATGTCACGCTTGACTAGGGCACCTGCACGCTTAGTAGCATCTCCAACATTGGCTATGTAAGCACTTGCTTGAGCAATAAGCTCACGGATTCTGGCAAGGGCAGCCTCGTCAATTTTTGGTGGCTCTTTGAGGGCTTCTGGAACTGGAATTGCAGCAATCTCGCTTGCAGCAGTTGCCCTAGCAGCATCGGCAGCAGCCTTAGCAGCAATGTCTACCTGAACGCTCAGCGATGCTTGGAAGGCAGCGTTGAAGGCTTGAGCCATGATACGAGCTTGGTTCTCCAGCTCAGCTTGCTTTGACCGAATACCCTCAAGTAGCCCGTTAGCCATGTCAATGCCAGTGCCATAGAGCGAAGAAGCAACTTCCTCACCTAGAGATGCACCGACAGCATCAATCTCCTTGAAGATGCTGTTTAGCTCATTGATGGTTTCGCTACCGCCATCTACTAGAGCCTGGGCAGTTTCTCCACCAGCCTCAATACCAGCCTCGACCAACTGGTTGAATAGCATCGGGTCAAGACCCATCTCACGAAGCTTGCGTAGGTTCTCGGCAAAGGCACGAGCCTTCTCAGCCATAGCTCTAAAGCCCTCTAGGATGCCTTGTGTCTTGTTTTGGATGCCACCTATGGTCTCTTCATAGGTAGACGAAATTGTGACCTCAAACTCCCGCATAGAGCCTCCCAGACGCATCAGGGCACGGCTTACGGAGGTTACGGTGCGAGTCTCGGTTTCTTGCTTTAGCTGACCGAATAATTGAGTTAGATTGAGGGCTGCGGTAAAAGCTCTCTTGTAGTTGTCAATTAGACCCTTGGCTAAGTCAAATCGCTGAGCTAGTTCGTCACGCTGACGACCAATCTGCTGTAGAAGTGCAAGCTCGGCTTGTGCGAAGGCACGAAGATTGTTATAGCCCTCTTCCAAAATGTCTTTATTACGGAATGCTGACTTGAGGGCACTCTCGATTGATTCAAGCTGAGATACAAACTCTTGCTCAAATCTGCCCATTTGACGCTCAATAGTGGGAAGAACTGAGAAGCCCTCAAGAAGATCGGCAAAGCCCAGCTTTGCTTCGACTGCCTTTTCTGCGATTTGCTCAATCTCATCAGCCAAACGCCTGTTAATTTCGGCAACTTTTTCTTCATACTCAGCAATAGCTTCTGCCGATTCTTTGGCTGCATTTGCAAGCTCTTTAGCTCCTGCTGCTGTCCTATTGAATTGCTTTTGTAAATCTTCAAGAACAGTCTTGCCTGACTTGATTTGCTGCCAGACCTTCATCCAGCCCTCACCAGCAAGGATGGAGCTAATCAAGCCTTCAGATGCACCACGAAGTCTTAGTTGCTCAGCAGCGGTTTGTTTTTGGACTTCTTCTTTTAGGCCATCGAAAAATTCTTTGATGTAGTTCTTGGCTGCCTTTTTACCGCTAGCAGCATCTTCTAACCCACCTGGTAGAGGAACTTGAATCTCTGGGGGTCTCAGGCGATTGAATCTATTTGCTTCTCCCCTATCTGCTTCAACGCTTATCTTGCGAAGGAACAGACTGGTTTGATTTAGCTGATAGTTATATTTATACTGCTCTTCGGTTGCCCTTTTCGTATTCTCAATAGCCTTGAGCTCTGCTTCACCATAGGCATCCCAGTCTTTGAAAAACTCATCCCAGTCAAGATTGAAGAATGAAGCAAAGCGTTCTTCAAGAATTCTCTTACGAACGGTAATAACTTCAATCCAGTAGGCAATACGCTCGAATAGCTGAATAACAAATACCAGAACATCCGATAGGGATATGAATTCTTCCTCAGTTTCAGGAACAACACCTGATGTAGCAAATGTATTGAATAAAGACCCTAACTGAGTATTTAAGTTAAGAATGGCATTGCCAAGGTCTGTAGTCGGATCAAATAGTGACTGAACAACCCTGAGAACTTGATTGAAGGCATCAAGAACTGCAATCAAAGAATCTCTGAGAACGGGGATTATTATGTAGCCAAGGTCATAGACAATCGGTTCTAGCTCTCGGAAGGATTCTGCAATCTTGGGCTCTACGGCCTCTAGGGCCTCTCTGGTGGTTTGCGTCAACAGCCCCAGTGCTGGCAAGAGATTGCTTGCAACGGTATCCCGCATGTTATTGAATACCGCAGCAAGTCTGAGTTGCTCTACTGCAAGAGTTCCAGTGCCTCGTTCAAAGGCTCCCTGAGCTGTTTGTGCTCTTTGGAATAGCAATTCCACACGAATTTGCTGTTCTGCAAACCGTCTAGCGGCACCAGTTAGGTTGTCTAGGTTCCTAGCTGCGAGTTCCGAATTGACTTCGGATTGCTTCAAAGCAACACCGAACTTTTCAATCGGGTCATACTCTCCACGGAAGAGAGCAGTCATACCCATCAAGGCTTCTTGAACATCATATCCATAGGTCAGCGATAGGTCAGTTCCCAACCGAACCAGACGCTCAGTTAGATCAGCAGTTTCTTGAATAGAAAAGCCAGATTGCTTTAGAACCGAACCAATAAAGATAGAAGCCTTGGATGCATCGTTTAGTGATAGACCGACTTCCTCAGCATTGCGAGAGAAGTTTCGCATTTGTGGTTCGACTTCTTCAAAGACCGATGCCAAACCAAGCATGTTACGCTCAAGGTCTCTTGCACCTGCAATAGCTTGCATAGCAAAGTCAGCACCCTTTAGGCCAGCAGTAAAGGTAGCGAAACCAATAGCAGCTAATCCGGCAGTCTTGCCTACCTTGCTTATGCCATTGGCTAGGGTTGAAAGCTGTCTTTGTGCGTTAGCTATGCCCTGAATAGCCGTAGTAATGGGGACATTTATCTTTCCTGCCATTTAGCTACTTCTCCAATCGGTTTTGGTTTTTGCATCTAACAATGCTTGAATTCTTTGATTTACCTTGAAAACAACTGCTTTCATTTTGAAGGTAATCTGAGGCATCGAATCCTCTACTGCTGGGTAAACAATTCGAGATGCTCTACCATAACCTGTCTTTGCCAAGGCTTTAGCGAATGCACCTGGAACTACTCGGTGCCTACGCTTACCTGGAACCGTAAGCCCCTTCACTCTGTAGATGTAGTCATACTCTGGAGTAAGTCCTTTACGGCCTTTGCTGTAGTTTCTTCTGCCAGCCATGTCAAATAGCACCGTTCCAGGAGAGCCAACCTGTAGCCTCACAATCGGAGCTCGTTCAAGTTCACGATACTTTTTCTTACGAGTGTTTGGCAACTGAACCAAAACGGACTTTGCTGGTCTAGGTGCCTCTCTACCTTCGCCACCGAATGTAGTTCCCCAAGCCAGGCGACCATACCAAACTTGCCTCATATTCCTAAGTGGAGGATTGCCCTTGGCTGGGATGGCTCTTCTGACCTTCTTGGCAGCCTCATTACCGATGCTTTTGAATTCCTTACGCATGGTAGCTATGTAGTCGCTATCAAGATTCCTTAGAACCTTCAGGACTTCGCTGTAGTTTGTGATTTCTAGTCTGACAGTATTTGACGAACCGAATGCACCAGACTGACTACTTACCTGAAAATTAGGATCAATACTCGCCAAGATTACCGCCAATCAATCCTTACAAGTTTACCGCTAAAAGAAAAACCGCCCCGAAGGGCGGCTTCCCTATTTAGGCATGTTTCTTGCTACAAGCCATCTATGCATAGTCCATAGCATGCGTTCTGATTCTTGCATCAAAACGCTAGGTGCTATGCCAGTTTCTACGGCAAGACCAGCGATAAACCAGTGAGCTGAGGAATCCCCCAGCCCCCTTATTTTGGGTCGCTGTCAGAATCTCCAACCGAAGCAACTGTTTCCAGCCACTTGTCGAAGTCGTCTTTTGTCGAGCCGGTTCGCTTCTCGGAATGCCAAGCCAAGAAGAGCAAGTGGCTCAACTTGGTCTCGGCTCCGATAGCTGAAATTGATACTTCATACTTATCTTCAAAAGCAACTAGATCTGCTGCGTTGCAAACAACGAGCTTCTTAGTTCCATTCTCGTAAGTAACTTGTAGGTTGATTTTCAATTTTGCTCCTTATGCAGTTGCGTAGCTAACTTCTCCGGTGGTCGGGAAGGTAACTGAGAATGTGCTTAGGTCTCCAACTGCACCGCTAACTGGGGTGAAGCTGTTGATTAGCACGGTTGCTGTATATGCAGGGGTGGTCTGCGATGCAGCAGTTCCGTTAGCAGCGATTAGAACTACTGTTCCGATTGTTCCAACTAGAGGCTGGAAAATACGGGATACAGCACCTGCTCCGTAGTCGCTGTGGAAGTCAAGTGAAACCTGACCTGATTTTAGACCTCCAATAACTTCAGTCCAACCATTTGAACCGAAATCGGTTGTGGTCACCTCGGCGGCGTTGATCACCAGCTCTGCTCTCGCACACGAGCTGGAGAAATCGTTACCGTTCAAGGTCACTTTTGTGCCTGTAGCAATGAACTTTGGCAATTTATCTCCTTTTATGCATAGACGGTGACTGTGAATTCAGCCGCCAAGTAGGTTTGGTCGTTTATGGTTATAGACCCAACCGAACCTGAGCTCACAACCCGAAGGTCTTGAACCAAGCCCGATAGTGTCCTGTCTGATTCTACCGCAACCTTGACAGACTGCTCGCCTGTTGGAAACATGTATGAATCAAGCTTTCTTTGCATCGTGCGTTCTGCTGCACGACCAACTATTACTGTGATGTTGAATGTGTAAAGGTTTAGACCGCTTTGATAAGCCTGATCGTATTCAACTGATTCCAAGCCAACTAAAGCCACCGGAGGACTTGGATTGTCAATTAGCTCAGATGCTGTTCTCAGCCCAGGGATGGTAGCTAGATTAGTTGCTAAGCCGTCTCTGATGTCACTGATGCTCACTAAGCCATCCTCATCTTCTTGAATGGCATAATCAAGGCTTCGATGTCTGGGTCAATACGGCTAACACGGATAACGCCCAGTTCTCCTACGCCAGCAACACCAAGTGGTGAATCCATACGCTTGTAAAGCCTCATGGACAAAAGAATTGTTGCCATCTTGATTGCTCGTGGGACTGAGCTCCAACCGAATGTTCCAACAACCTGCACGGTTGCCTCTTCCATTGCTAGCGGGAACCAATAGTCGTCAATAGCTCTGATTTGTGTAGCAGGAGAGGGAATGCCCCCAGCAAGACTGTTCAGTGGCTCTAGTTGGTAGTCCTTAGCTGCCCAAGTCACATCAAATACTCCATCAGCAGCGGTGGAGGTTTTTAGACTGGTAAGACTGACCAAATCATCAATTTCGCACACGAAACTGTCTCTGGGGGCAAAGATTCTGGTCGCACCAACGGTTTGATAGAACTGCCTTTCGCAGATGTCATCAATTTGGCGAGAAGCCGTTTCGATGCTTAGCTCCAGAATCGTGTCGTCAACCGAATCAGTGATTCTGAGAGCGTCTTTGACTTCTTGCAAAGTGCAGTATGCGTTGGTGAGTGCCATGCTTTTAGTTTACCCTGATTCTCCGCTTGACATCTGTAGAACTAACCCCAGCCGTGTAAGGAATGTAAAGCAAAGAAATACCGTTATCATCAAGCCAGTC